ATGGATGTATTAGATGGTCATATCAATAAGGAAATATAGATGGCGATATTATCACCAGAGATGTATAAAAATGTTCCATCTGATAATTGCAGAATAGGGTTATTTGATTATAATGATGCAGCAACAAGTATTACTCCTATCTCAGTTACAGGTGGCAGTACTTCTGTATTAACTAATGATGGGGCTGGAGCATTCACTAATAAAACTTATGCACCTGTAGGTGTTACAGATGTGTGGGATGCTACTACAGATAGTTTTGATTTCTCTCAATTAAAACTAGGAGATATCTTAGATATCCGATTAGACATAACGGTAACTACTGTTAGCCCTAATACAGACGTAGGTGTTTATATATCACTAGGGACTGGAGTAGGGGAATATAATGTAGTTCTTAAAACTACAGCTTATAAGAACTCAGGTTTACAATCCCCATTCAATTCTTACTCTAGTATTTATATGGGAAATACTAATACCCTGAATAATGGAGGCCAATTGATAATAGAGGCTGACAAGGATTGTACAGTAGTAGTTACTGGATGGTATTGTAAAGTTCTAATTAGAGGGTAAATAAAATGGCAGCAACTATAGCAGATATAACTATTGGTCAAACATGGGTAGATGTGAATACAGTAAGTGGTATCACAGTAGGTGTGGCATTCTCTATTAGTAATAAGGGGAATGGAGAAATACTTGCAATAGAATCTACAACTACTCCAGCAGCAGATTCTAAAGATGGAATCCCTATTACTACTAATGAACAAGGATATGCAGAACGTTATATCCCTACTAATAGTTTAAAGATATGGTGCAAGGCTAGATCTTCTACTATTGGCTCTACAATAACTGTACAATTAGTATAATAATAGATTATTAACGCTTGACTTTATATCCTATATGTGATAGCATCAAGAGTCAAATTAATCAATAACTAACAAGAGAGAGTAAGTGTATGTCAGGTCCAAGCTCAACACCACGTGAAAGTGCAGATAAACCTAAAGTGAGGAAGTAATAATAATGTTTGTTACTCTCTGGACTATTCTTATATGTATTTGCTTATACTATGCAGTGACCCATCCTACTAAACAAGGTGCTGGTATTAGCCTGTTATTCGTAGCAGCAGCAGTTGTACCTTATGTGGTAGGTAAGTTGATATATAATCTACCTATGCCCCAGATACACCTATTCAACTCTATGGCTGCATTTACAGTAATAACTATCATAGCATGGTTAGAGGATTCTACCCTGAGAGATAGGGTAGTTTACTTCTCTATTGCAGAGGTAATGTTAAATATACTAGGAGCTGATAGTTGGTTTGAGTATCATTATATACACCTCAGTAATAGTATATTTGATAACACAGGTGTATCCTTAACTACACTATTAGGGGAGAATTGGATATACAATACACTACTTATTCTATTCTATCTAGTAGCTATATACATTCTATATGATAAAGAAGATAGGGAACAGTATGTCGGAAATGGAGTATTACAGTTTATTGGTGATACAGTTCTTAATTCTAGTGTGTGCTTTAAAGGTATGGAGAAATGCTCAGAGAAACAGAAGGACTCGTAAGAGAAACAAATCTAATAGTAGGAGGAGGGTTAGGAGGTAGTGCAACGTTATTAACCCTCACACTAGCATTTGCTGCTCTGTTTGCAGTGCTAGGTATATTCCTAATGTGGAAACAGAATTGTAAGAGTAATGCACGTATTAAGAAAGAGTTAGATAAGAATAAGGAAGGAAGGGAAGCTTGCGAAGCTAGAGAGAAGAGAGCTAATAAAGTATTAGCAGAAGTCAGGGTTTCTTTAGATAAATGTGAGAAGAGAGGAGAGGAGCTTAATCAGCTTAACAAGGAATCTCAGCAGAAGATAAAAGATGCTATAGTAGCACAAGAAACTATGTCTAAGATGTTACAGGATACATTCAGTAAGGTTATGGATAAAATGGATTAGGGCTGTGATAGCCCTTTAGGTTTATAATCTGGTTCTACTCTACCCCTCTGGGGTGGAATCGGATTATTCTACATCATACACATTATAGTAATCTAGCTCATATTCTCCATCTACGAAAGTTCTTCGTCCGTCAGTCAAATCTCCTGCATAGTCATCCCCTATTGCACCATCCAAATCTTTTGTTAAGGCTTCTGCATAATCATCCTCTAATTCCATTTCTACTTTATGCCATCTAGTTTCTGTTACATACACTTCAATCTTCTTCATAATCCTCTCCTATAAATAATTATCTACTATTGTAAAGTTACCACCAAATGCATCACTTAATGCATTGTTTATATTCTCTATATTAGACCACTTAGTAGCTGACTCTTTAACAACACAAGTGAAAGCATAACCTCTGTGATGTAACTTTAAATACTTACCAAATAACTTATGTTCTTTAACTATGTACTTAATACCATAACCTGTTGCCACAGGATGTATAGTGAACTTATAACTATTATCACTAAGTCTAATTATCCTATCATTACTCATCGTTTCATCCCCTCTCGCACAATATCTTTAGTCAGATAATGAAAGGCATCGTCACTTCGATTACCACTCTGTAGCCACTTCTTATCTAATCTCTCTGTACCTAATACAATAGGGCCACACTTCATCTTACCTTGCCATGTATAACAGCAGATATCTATAATCCACTTAGAACCAATCGTATCAAATCCAGCATTGAATAATATCTTATCTATCTCTGGGTGATCTACATCTACTAATTCTAATGGTAATTGTCTAGGCACTTTAATACCTCTACGAAATGTCCTCACTTCCTTCTCTATAGCTAATCGTTTATTAACTAATGTGAAGGCTTCCTCTGCTGTATGGTCTCCTGTCTCCATAATCTGATTAAATAATTCTTTCTTAAATGACTCTTCATTATCTACCACAAGTGTTAACTCCGCTACTGCTGTCATATTATTGTTTCTTATGTTATAGGATTATTAATTTATTTTAAATTCGGTATATTCTTTCTTGATATCTCTAGTCATATCTCCCATTATAGCATACATAGAAACAACTATGTTTCTATCATAATCTACATCTAATGTAGCTCCATGTTTAAGTAACAACTCCTTTAAATCCTTCCTAAACTCTGCTTCACGTTCTGCTGCTGTAATCATATTCAGTCCTTCCACTCAAAATTTAAGCTTGTTTCCAAGGTACTAGCATATTTGTATACTTTTACTTCCCCTATATAATTATTAGCTACAATTATATCCTCCAATTCCTTCAAGGTTTTTGCTTCTGCTCTTATACAAGGTGTCCTTTCTCTATTATCAATAGCTATATATTTACAAGTCATCTTATAACCCTCTATCTGCTATAATCACGCGTCACCTTCCCAGTTAATAGTAGCAACAGTTTCCACATTTGAAATATGCTTATATACCCCGTAGTATGTATAAGATGGGTGATCCTTAATAAACTCTTCTATAGCTTCCTTAGTTCCTACCTTAATACTACTACCTGTAGCAAAAGGGAGATTATGTCTATAAGATATTAGGTATTTATCATTCATACATCTAATGCCTCTAAGTCTTTAGTTAATTTCTCCATCTCTTTCTGAATACGTTCTTTCTCTAATTGCTTAGAGGGTTTAGATGGCTTAATACGATACTTCTCATTAGGATACCAATTTGGGCTAGATACTGTGAACCAACCCATGGATGACGGTGCTTCAATCTCAGCTCCATTTGCCCATGCAATAATTAAGTCCCTGTGTTTATGAGGTGTTCCTGTTAGGTATTCTAATTCATTATATTCCACATAGCCCTCTCCTTCTAGCTTATAGTTATTGTAACAGCCATTAAACTCATCTATTCTAATAACCTCATCGATCCTCCCCATATACATAACCCTATCTCCTACTTCAATAACCTTATCTGTACCTTCATACTTCTCATTATTCATTCTACAAGCTCCTGTAAGCCTCTATACGGCTATCTAATATCACCCCTAGCTACCCTACCTCTTTAAGCTAAAAAGCTCTTAGAATGGAATGCAGGGCGTTCTAGGGGTATGTTTATACACTATTTCCTAAATAACAGTTTATTATCTTCTATATACTTATCCATAGTGTAGATTAAATTCAATATGAATACTACAAAGGCAAGAGGCCAATACATTATAATAAGTAGTATCAAAAACCACTCTTCTCTAATTAAATAACTCAGATTCTTATACCTCAAGTAACTGGTATAAAGTAGAGATATAATTAATCCTATTAGTAAATAGGATGTTTCTACAGTAATCATAATAAAGGTTTAGCAACTTCAATTAAGTCACGATAAGCTTCTAAGAATCCATCTCGTGTTTCTGCATCTTTGAATGCTAAGAAGTGTTGAGTTATGTTTTCACCCTCATAACAATCTAAAATCCCTGATGTATTACAATAAATAATATACTTGGTAGTATAATCAGCAGTCCAAGCTGGCTTCCAATCGCCATTCACATAATCACGTAATTGAGCTAATTGTGATAAGGCTAAGGATGCCTCTGCTAGCTCTTTAGTAGGCCATACATTCTTGTCACAAGGGTCTAGTAGTAGACTACCAGCATCAAAGGATATACTATCTAACTCACTACTGTCATCTACATACCACCCCTTAATCTGCCCTAGCTCTTCCCACTTAGGGAACTTAGGTTTATAAGGATTACTTGTTTGGCAGATTTGCTCACCCAATCTGTCGGCAACTAGACTTGCAAGGTAGTCTAATGAGTATTCTCCGGCTAATAGTTTAATACTATTCATCTTACTCTCCCAATTCATTTAATGTGGTTATGTAACATATCTCACTCTTGAAACGTCTGTAGATTAGGCCACCATATAATACTTCAAATACATTATTACCTGACATCTTGTATTCTTCTGTAGGTGGTAATTTGCTGACCTGTCCCATTAATAAGTCCATACTTTCGTCCTCTGCAAAGACAACACTATCTCCCACCTTCACCTCTGTACCAATACAATCATAATACTTAGTCATATTACATCCTCACTATATATTTTAAATAGGCTATCATAATACCATCTTTAATCTTATTATACAAGCTGTAAATACGATAGGATATAACTAACTTCTTAAACTCCCATGTATGACTGTATCGCTTAATCAACTTATCCTCTGGCAAGTTCTCCTTTGTATTCATATAGTGTTTCATATATGTATTTAGTATTACATAACACCTTTCTTTATCACTCTTAAACTTCACTCTCTATCCACTCCAATATCTCCTCTACAATTTCATCTATTGTGCCATCATTAGTTGTATTAAGCAAGTGTATATTGCCATAAGCTTGTAACCAATCCCTACTATCTCCTAAGAAGTCTTTCTTATCACCTCTAGTGAATTGTACAATATATACATTCTCTTCTCCTACGACATCTACAATGGGCGATAGTTCCTCTTGGAAACCTCCATCACTAAATACACTACCACCTACATCTTCTTTAATAGAACTAGCAGCAGCTAATCCAAAGTACTTATCTCCAAACCTAGGCTTAATTACAACCTCAGATACATATATTAATGCCTCTCTAGGAGAGATAGGAACATTATAATTAGCATCTATTGTAAATGCTCTATTAGATTTAGTTAGAGCTGTAATCTTATGAAACTCTATACTTGGTATGGCTAATGTTGCAACAGGTTCTTCTTTTAATACTCGATGATTAGCTGCATATATGAAGGTAGCCAAGTCCCAGTTAAATAATGTAGCTGTACACTCATATAATTTATCTTTGAATCGTCTATGTTTAACTTCTTTTAGCTTACTGCAAATAGCATCAGCAATAGTATCCTTCCCGCTGTCCTTGGGGGAGTTTAGTATAATTACTTTGCCTGATAGATTAGTCATAGTATATAACACTCCCGTCCTTTCTAAACAAATCACTATTTAAAGGATACCTATCTACTATTAAACTCATATCAGATGTCCTAAACTTGTAATCATAAGCTCTATCATCCAGAACCTTGTCTAATAAATGATGCAATTGATTTATAGTATAAGAAGACCCCCTTCCTTCTTTTATTCCATAATTTCTTAAATATACTCTTTGCCCTAATCTAGTAACAGCTTCATCTATTAAGGTTAATAAGACTAAAGTAGTTCTACCTGATGCTCTATCTTTCATTTTATTACTATACAACCACTTAATACTCTCAAAGTGTTTCGCTTGTTCTTTTGTTAATGTAATACCTTTAGTCATAATCACTTACCCCGTTTAACTGGCTTCTTCTTAACTAATGTAGTCTTACTAGGCTCACCCTCTTTAATCTCTAGGTTTAGATGATCCATTAGAAGATTGATACGTTGGTGTACTGATTTATCTGGCTTATGAAAACTTGTACGACCAGAGTAAGTACTGGTAACTGTATCATAACCTAATTGCTTTTTTAACTCCCTATTTACTTCATGCAGGCCAGTGCTACTATTAGCTAAGGCATCCCTATGGTTATCATCATATTTTTCAAATTTAACATCAGCCTCCCTAATCTCGGCTTTCATCATACACATTACAATAAACATAATTACTATACATACTACCAGCCCAATCTCAATTCCACTCATAATTTATTCCTCTTAATTAATGTTATATGCTCTTGTAAGCCTCTCTAAGCCACTCTTATTTATACCTTAACTACCCTACTACTAAACGTCAAACGTTGCTTAGGATGGAGATATGGAGCTTGTAGGGGCATGTTTTAATCCCGTTTAAACTTGATCTCTTTGGCTAGTATGTTGAATAATACTTTACAAGGTTCCTCCAATAGAGTACATAATACTAGGAGTATTATAATAGATAGACCTAATGGGTATAGAAGCGCAGCTCCTAATAATATAGACCAACATTCTCCATCATAATCTCTGGGTTCCTTACTATCTAATACCCTGTTGAGGATTATCCACAGCCATAACGTTATTAAACTAGGTAGTAGCCAGAATAGTAATAACCCATCTACTGTACTCATAACCTCACTCCTCTATAATTTATTAATAAACTCTTCAATTTCAACCCAATCATTACTAATCAAACTTACATGTCCTAATTCTACACTCTGTTCATACACTGTGTCAAACTTTATCTTACAGTAAGCATCCATTATATTCAAATGATTATGCCTATCATCTATAAACACATCACAATTAACATAATGTTTCTCTTGAGTAGCAATAAATCCATCCATGAAAGGAAAGTGACGTTTAAGCCAATTTACCTTACTCTTATGATGATTACCCTTAACATGTGATACAAATACAATCTCCCATCCTTGGGAAGATAATGACTGTAGGCATTGTACACTATTCTTAATAGGTTGTATAGTCCTACCTTGTATTTGCTTAGTAATATATAAAGGAGTTTCTTCTGGCCTCTCATCGTATATATCAGATAATCTCCAGAAGTCCATACTATCTAAGTGATTAGGTAGATCGAAGTAAGATCCTAAGTCATAGTTTAATAGCTCTGTACTGCTCCCTTTAGGCATACATAATCCATCACCATTTCTAGAGACTTGTTGTAACCAATTCCAGTGGCTTATGTCACTGTCTGCCACTGTTAAGTCTATATCTACTCCAATAATACCTTTACTCATATACTACTCCAATGGTAAGTCTAATTGACCTTCTAGTTTCTTGTTGTTTAACCTAACTCGAAACTTGTCCCTAGCACTATACACAGCTTCTCCTATTAAGTCAATAGGCACAGAATAGTCAGCTTTATTTAATACCTTGCTAAATTCAATTATCAACTCAGGCCAAGTCTCTATATGAGGATTAACAGAGAAAGCATTCTCATAAGGAGATTGGTATGTAATTATTGTACTGTCTAATTCTTCATTCATATTAATTTTCCTCTATTTTATTTAAACTGGCATATTCTCCGAATAACTCCTTAGCTTTTTCATTATAGACCAAAGCGGCTTTCTTTTCACAGGTGAAGTAACCTAAGTAGTATTTCTTACCATTCTTACTTATCTGAGATACCCACTTACCATCTCCTCTACGTAAGCTCACTCCTTTATACATACTAGTAGAGTTTTCAGCAGATCTGGTATTCATCTGATTCTGATTTCTAGTCACCCACCTACAATTACTAGGTTCATAGTTACCATCATTGTCTATTCTATCTAGTTGTAAACCTTTTTTGTAACCTCCTATAACATCATTATAGAAATTCTCGAAAGATTCTAGCCATCTATCACACACAGCGATACCCCTGCCTCCATAATTAAGATAGCTCTTGTTTCCTAAGCTAGTACACCGAATCCTCATATTCTTCCATACTATGTAAAGAGGGTGTTTACATAACCCATGAGTAGTTTTTATCTTAGTAATAGATTCCTTATGCAGGCATCCACAGCTCGCTGTATTGCCACTCCTTAAAGAAGCCCCTAGTACAACCACCTCTACGCCACACTCGCATTTACATAACCACGAGATTTCTCCCTTCTGCCCTCTCTTATTAACCCTCTTAATCACACTTAACCTCCCGAACGTCTTACCTACAAGGTTAATTACTTTTTTCATACCTTTTACCTAAATAATCTAAGTCTACAAACATAGGATTGAAGCTACCTTCAATTACATTATGTTTAACTACAACACCTCTCCAATGTTTATTACCTTGATATCCCTTGTAGTCCTCATCATGTACATAACAAGCTCCTGCAATAATAGCCCATTGCTGCTTACCACTGCTGGGAAGGAAACGTGTAGCTACATCTAAGGTTTGCTTATGACCTTGTGTAAATGATTCCCCTACATTCTTTAGTACATTAAGTGCTGCTCCTCCGTAGGGCTTTCCACTCATGGGGTTCGCCATAAAGTGTACATATGTGACACCATTTACAATCACTGGCTTCAAGAAATCATACACTTCCCAACCTTGTTCTTTATATTTGAGATCATCATAGCCAAAGAAGCCGTGTAACTCAGGGTTGGAATCTACGTGCCTCATAATCCTAAACTCATGATTACCTAATGTAAACACCATACGAGGTTTATATCTGATCTCTCCATACTCAGCTAACTCCTGTTGTTGTAGATCATATAGAGGTTTTAGCAGTACCTGCATACCATCTATTGCTGATTTAATATCTTCATGTAATCGCTTACCTTCTGCTGAACGCTTTCCTTTATCATAACTAGATAACGATGGCATGTCTGCATGATCCCCTAGATGAATGATTACATCTGGTTTTCGATTAGCAATATACATACCAACCCAGTGTAAATAATCTAAGCTGATGTCTGGCCTTACTTGCGTATCTGGAATGACAAAGTGTGTACAATCATCTGCAATATCGCCTACTGTAGTTTCAATCTTCATAAGAGGTTTATCAATAACTACCTCATACTTTCTATCAAAATTTGCAGGTGTAGGTTTTGTATCCTCATATGCTTTAATCATATTATCTACTGCCTTATCGCTCTCATATTCACTCCACCATTTCGTATATGTTCTCTTACTCAAGAAATCTGAAATAGTTGATTGTGGTATCTTAGTAATCTCTTCTATCTTATACTGCGTGTATCCACCTTCATCCAACTTAACTACCTGCAACTTCACTTCATCATCTTTTAAACTACTCATATATTCTTCCCAATTGTATTTAATTGTGATTTTAGATTAGATACTTCTTGCTGTAATTCTCCTACTGATTTAATTAACTCTTTAAGGAGTGGATATTTACTACGATCATTCCGCTCTAAGTGGTTTAACTCTTTAATCATTTCTTGTACATAATTATTGGACATGTTAATCCTCCTCTATCAATTCTTCAAATAAGCAACCTCTATCTTTAAGAAACTTAATAGCTGCATCTTTATAGTATGTTACATCATCCTGTTCTAGTTTATATATCTCCTCTCCATTATGGTAGACTAAGGCATCTCCTAAGTTTATTAGTTGTAATTTAGTTTCCTCCCTCATACACTACTCCTCAGTTTATCTTCAACTTGCTTCCTACGTTTAGCTGCATTACTATCTGGGATAATACCGCTAGCTTTTAACCACACTTTATCATTACCTTTAATCTTACAAATAGATATAGCCTCCTTAATAACGCTAGCCTCCTCGAATGTAATACCCATCCTATCTGCATAGCTCTTAATCTTATGTGCTGCCTTTGTGACTAATTGTAGATTATCCTTAGACGCACATAGATGTTCAATGAATGGTAATACATCCTCCCAATCTTGTAGACTTACATTACCTTCAATGTGATCTACTTCCAGTTTACTCTTACCTTCCCATTCTCCTGTTAATGCACAATTAGTTCCAGATTTAGCTCTTCCAGTGTACCCCGCAGGTGGTGGATCACATTGCTCATTCTTAAACTGTAATTTAACTGGGTATTTCTCCCATACAGCACGTCTTAATGATCCCCGTAAGAATGTAAAGAAGGATGATTTAGTAGGCCAGATATCTGGGTATAATTCCCAGAGTTTTTTACTCATTTAATAATCCCCATACACAACCCATCTCCATCCTCATTAATGATATATCTATAGTACCTCCAATCTATACTACTGTTAGAATCAAGTACTTCCTTATACGTATTAGTATCTCTTATATCGTACTCCTCTTTTAATTGAGCATCAATCCTCTCATCTATATACTTCTTCACCAATCGTAGGCTAGTATTATCTAACATCTTTACATAGGAATTAAGTAGGCTTAGTTTCCCGCTTACTACGCTTAACTCCAGTAAGGTATATTCTTCACTCATACCTTATCAGCCCTCACCTTAGCTTGCTCATTACTATAACTACCTCCACTGTATCGCTTACTAAGCTTAACAATATTCCCTCGTAGTATCTCTTCTCGTGTTAGTCCCAGTGCAGCTTCGATACCTTGTAAGTAGAAGTAAATATCCCCAATCTCTTCAATTACATTTATTAGGTCTAATTCTTTCTGGTAGATAGTGTATTTCTTAATAGCATCTAGTAATTCCCCAGACTCTCCAGATGCCCCTACAGCCATGTGTAACAGATGTGCTTGTTCTGGTGTTAGTTCTTGTAGTATATCCTCTCCAGACTTAACCAGATTAGACACCATCTTATTAAACTCTTGTTCTGTATTACTCATAAATATTATATCCCGTATCTGTCCAATAATATTCACCAGACTCTTCATCTAGTTCTACTTCTTTTAACTCTATTAGTCTATCTAATAACTCCATAGTAAATCCTGTGAGATACCCCACTCTGGCAGCTAATAGTGTCTCCTTGTTTGGATATTGACTCATACTAAATGTCTTCATAATCTAATGTACCCTCTATTGTTATTTGTTTAATACTGCCTCTTAACTGTATAGATGTAATCATGCCCTCATCATAGTCTATAGTAAATCCCTCTATAAAATCATTGTCAGGGGTTTTTATAAACTTAATACCTTTAGGTTTATTTGATTTCTCTATCAGGTTAGAGTATGCCTTATCTATAGATTCCATTAAGAAAGTATGTGCTTCATTAGGTGCCATGGTTTACTCCTCCTTAAATAGTTCAGATGGATGATACTTAACTTGCTTTACTGCCTTTTTGAAAAGTTCCTTGTCTACACTAGCTAACTCATCTACTAATAACATATCAAATTCCATTCCAGTTATACTAGATGCAGCTTCAATGTATGTATATTCCATATCTTCTACTTCTGGATAAGATGGTTTATCACCTTTGTATAGTATTGCTACTTGTTTCATTGGTTAACACGGCACTTTATTACAAATCTATTATATACTTTAGCCCAGTTGACAAATTCCAGTATAGATTGAAAAATATCCTCACTTATATCTTCTTCCTTAATATCCTCTAGGGAGAGTCTTGGATCCTCATTACACCAAGCTTCCAACATTCTGTGAGAAAATAAGAAATGATTATCTGTTACTTTAAAAAGATATTGACATCCTATCCCTACATTACTTAGTAAGTTATGGGCAGTAATCAATGTTTGACAACTGTAGTACAATTTCATAAACCAGTTCTTACTGTTATACTCATCTTTTGCAATCTTTAATAAAACTAATACCTCCTGTTGTACCCTCTCTCTTTCTTCTATAATAATAAGACGTAATTCTTTATAATCTTCTAATGTTTTATCTATATCAATACTCATATATCACTCCATACTTAGTAAACTCCGTAAACACACTCCGAGTATCATTCTCTACTCTCTGCATATTCACCATGACAAATATCTCCTCCAATACACTCAACCAATTTATCTGCATAGAATTCCCTTGCCAATCTTCTGTCACAATAGGCTCTGGATAGAATAACTTATACTGCTCTATTACACGTTCTAACCCTTCTTTCTCACTGGTAATATCATGTAATAGTTCATAAGCTTTTACATCTCCAAACTTAATATTTGATTTACAAGTAGGTTTATAATTATCGGCTTTATCTCCTAGTACTAATTGAGCCAACATGAACTTGTAGCCATACCCTTTTAGTACTTTAGTTTTAGCAGTACCTTGTAATTCAATTCTTAACTCGCCTAGTCCTGTACAATCAATAATACCTAAATCACTTTTATCTGGATTGAATGCTTTAACAGGTTGTGCCATAGTATCTTTATCAATAGCAACAACAACATGATTATCTTTACCATAAGCATCTATAATAACTTGATCATCTACCTCAATACCTTCGACTACCTTAGCTCCTAAATGATCTATAGCATATTGCCTCATCTCTTTAAAGATAATAGGCTTCTGCATATCATCACGATTACCTTTATACTTCATTAGTTTGGATTTATGTAACCTGAACTCTTCCTTACCTCCAATGTACATTACATAATCGCTAGCACCTAGTTCTTTTAGTACAGATGTGAGTAGTGTTCTGGCACTGTAGAAGTAGTGAGCTAATGTCTCTTCATCTGTAAGTGTATTACCATCTGCATCCTCTTTCTTCTCACGTCTTACACTTTTAACTATAGTGAAATCTTCAAGTGCTAATAGTGGCTTATCTTTCTTAATACGTTTCTCGTTCTGCTCTCCTAGCCAGCCTCCTAATACCTTACCTCTGCCTTTAAACTCTGTTACATTCTTAAACTCTTTACTGGTATTAGATTTAGTATGTGTAGCTGTTATAAAATGTTCATCTGCAACGGCTGCTGCCTTGAATATAATATAATCCCCATCTATAACAGCTACTAGATCATTATCAGGATTAAGTACATCCCTGATTTTATCGCTATTCTTGTTTGTACCATTCTTCTTCAATGCCATAATCATTCCTCAAATTCATTCCACGTCCTTGTGGAAGGGTTATATTAATCGTCTAAGTCAAAAGGACATTCATCATCAGCATCTACTTCTGGTTCCGCTTTAGGTGCAGCTTTCTTAGGAGTAGTCTTCTTCTCTGTCTTTGGAGTCTCATCTGCTTCTACATCCTCTTCAACTTGTTCTGCTGGTTTAGTATTACCTCGTGAAGCTTCATACTCTTCTAAAGCTTTCTGCATCTGAGAGCCTTCGTAGTTGAGAGCTTTCTTAATACGATCTGTGTAGTACTTGCGTAACTTGATAGCTTCTAGTTGTTCTACTGTAACAGTGTCGAAGTCAATTACTACACCTTCCTCAAACCCTTCAATAGATAGTGCTGGTACATCATCTAACTCTTTCTGTCGCAAAGCTCCAAAGTCATTACTAGGGAAGAAGGATTCACCACTCGCAGCTAGTACCTGTAGATATGGACTATTCAATAGATCCACTAAGTAATCAGAATCCTCCATTACTTTCTTATTACCTGTAGCCTTGCAGAGTTTACCTACTGTAGACTTACTAGAGAATTGAGGTGTAATAGCAAAACCTTTAATATCCTCTTTATAGCTAGGATCTAGATATACACGATAGTTAACAGGATCGCTGTCTTCTGAATACTTAATAGAAGTCTCTGTTAAATCAGAGATAATACCTAACTCATTATCCTCACCACCGTCATAGATATTAAATGGCAGTTTAAATGGAGTGGTAATCTCTTCATAACCATCTACTCCAGCTTTAGCTAGATTTTTATACTTATCCAATTTCTTAGCTTGTGCTAATAGTTCTTCTGCTTCCTCCTCTGAATCTGCATAAGTGACATTCTCAATACCATCTTTAGAAGGGAATACCCACTGATCTTTAACGATCTTGAAGTCCATCTTAAATACAGGATGATCTACTTCTTCAAACTTATCCCATTTATTCTCTTCTAGTTTAGGCAATCCTACAATATCCTCAGCCTTCTCAATAATATCGAATGCTTCGTCTTTAGTAGATACTACAGTAATACCTTTATCACTCACCTTGAAGCCTTGATGATGTAGTCCTAAATCTACTAATGCTGCAATACGTGCATAGTATGAATCTTCCTCTAATTGTGAATTTACATAAGCCCAGTCTACATTAGATTGAGATGATGTTTTCTTACTTTTTGCTGCTAAAGCCATGTTGTATTTCCTCTTAGTTTAATTTAAATTAATTTATTCATTATATGTGGGTAGTGTTCTTTATTCGTAGTACACCTCCACAATTTCTCGTTCTTTTCTCTCTACAAAGTAAGCTGCGTCTAGGTCATATTCTAAATCCATATCAGACATACAGCCATCTCCTGTGATAATATAGTTATACCAAGCTATGTAGTAACCCTCTAACTCTACTACTACATCTTCAATAATATACCATCTATGTACATCTCTTTCACCTGTATATACTACATTAGCATCTTCCAGAAACTCAATCATTATATCTTCGTCAACTTCATAACCTTCTCGAACACAAATTGACTCTAATAGTTCCTTAACTGTTTCCATTACATTACCCTCTTAACTTATTCATTACAGCTTGAATCTGATTCTTATAGCCTAACATATCTACCACAGTAATCTTCCTCCAGCCTTTCGTATTATGTAATACATGATTGCCAATCATACGTTGCTCCTTATGTACTCTACCATCTGCACCTAAATAACATTTACTTCGGGTAGAATTAACACTAGGGATTCCTCTATGCTTCTGTCGTTTAGTACTCATTTACTTCTCCTCCTGTAGTTTATAATCACCAACGAAATTAATAACTCCTGACATTGGGCCTAATTTTCTAGCATCTACATCCTTAATACTATTAATCATACTTTCCTTTGCTTCTAACAGTTTTGACTCTGCATGAGACAGTGAGTTAACAATGGCTGCAACTGGAGTATCTGCATTCATTAATGCACCTACTGGATAATCAAAGGTATTTAACCTTTCTTGTAAGCTATCTACACGTAATTGATATTCTTTTATATTCAAGTGTTGATTCTTAATATTAGAAAGGTCGCTGGAATGGTTAATCCAAGATGCTATTGGTATAATAGAGAACGCTATACCCAAGAATATCATAAATAAACCTCCGCCTTCATCGTACCTATGGAATGACTTCATGACTCCTAGTATTACTACTATAAAAGCCAATAGCCATAATATATAAAATAACATTACACTTTCTCCTTAACAAATAATACAATACCTTCATGTGCTACATTTACTTGACTAATAACTTCATTTTCTTGCATAACTTTTCCTAATGTGAGTTGTTGAGTTAACCATTCATATGTTAGTGTTAATCCCTTACCTCCGTCTTCATGCTCGAAATCATTGATGGGAACTTGTGATAGAAATTTAGGCATCATTGTTTATAGTCTCCTTTAATACATAGTAACTGGCAGGAAAACCACCAGCATCTTCTTGTTCTTCAATACTAGACCATTCTTCAAGATCTAAGTACTTACATTGTATAGTATTAAATGCAGATGTTAATACATTTTTATCTACCACTATATTATTTGAACCCGATACACCCCTTAATAAATCCTTCTCAATATAGTTATTAGTGATATAACTATGAACTCGTTGTAGTCTCTCTGGATACTTAGCTAGGCTTACTAATTCAAATGCTAAGGGTGGTGCTTCTCCATTTTCATTATATGCTAATAAGGGGTATTTTAATTTTCCATCTTCTACGAAACCTCCTTCTCTAGCAACATATACTGGAAGTACATATTTACTAACAGATGGTTTACTAATACCAACACTTTTACCTAAGTTCTTAGCAAATGTCTTAAACTTAAATTTACTCATTTCCCATCTCCTCTAATAGTTTAGTTGCTTTATCAATATCAGCTTGTAATTTACGTTTAATAAAGGCACGATTGAATGCCATGTCTAATTCAGCAGGACGGTAATCTTCTTCTAGTCGAGAGTCCTCCAATTCCTTAACACTCAAAGTATAGAAGGGATCAGCCTCGTCTTCATCCCATTCTGTGATAATTAATGTAGCCTTAAATTCATCTCCAATTTTATATCGTTGTTTATCGCTCATTTGTGTTCTCCAGTAATTTCATAGTTAATTCCTCTTGTTGCTCAATTCTACCTTTAAGTATATCTACCTCTACTTTCAACTTCATGTTCATTAGTATTGCCCACCCTGCTATTAGCCAAGGTGTTGTCAGTAAGATTGTTATTAATGTGTTCATGTTAATTCTCCTCAAATTTATAATACATAAATAATAATATCCACACTAGGTTAGCCATAGCTAGCCATAAACCACCTACAAATGACCACCACTGGTTTAGTGATGGATAATACCACAAGTTCCATATACCCCATAAGAAAAAGAATACCACTGTGGGGTAATAAATACCTTTAGTAACTTTATCTTTATAAAGTGTTATTACATTCATCCATAAGAATAAACCTCCTGTAAATTCAAACAGGGCGTTCATTATATCATTGCTCATATCAATCCTCTATTTTGTTTAAGTAGGTGTATTCACCGTTAAGTTCAAACTCAATACATAAGAAATTCTCTTCTATTTCTATATATTGTAGATTATTACATTGTAAGTATCCTGCACTATCCCTATTAAAGTGTCTACAATGACTACAACCATATCCTTGTTCTACTATTGTAATAAATTTGTCTCTATTCATAATATCCATCAGTGCGTTTGACTCCAATTATTTCCCACAGCATATCCCATCTCTAAGGGTACTTTTAACTTATAATGATTATTAGTCATCTCTACAGCTTTAGATATTAACTCGCCAGCTCTAGTATATGCTAAGTAGTATAAATTACCTATAGATGGCAACACCTTACATTCACCTTCTATCTTTTTAGATGCAGTCTTAGCTTCATCTTTAGTCTTATATAGTTTAGAATCATTTATGCCATCAATACTAAGAAAGTAAGTATTATTTTTACCTTCTATTATTTCACTCCATACTCTATCATCATTCTTAGAGAATGTCAAGGCATCTTCTTCACTATTAAACTTCTTAAATGTGAACCTACTTTTAGACTCCTCTAGTGCTACTTCATCGTGCATGATAATCATAAGTTGATTAAACTCCATATTCTTCCAATCATCCTTGAAGAAGTCAATCTGCAATCCCTCTTCTGTTAATAACTGATCGTGGAATACAGCCATAGTTTTAGTAGTAATAGCTCCAAATGATTGGAATAAGGAATTAAGCAAGGCATGTTTAAAACGCGTAGGGATCTTTCTTCCATCAATACCTGTAATAAACTTCTTATTTCCTTTAACTTCCCACCATTTCTCTACTGCTGCTTTAAGTTTAGCTAGGGGTTCAGCAGCAAACCAAAACGCTGCTACAATACCTTCTGCTGTTTTTAAATCTACACCTAGCATAGTTGCAATCTTAGCAGCCATAGCTCCGAATGTCAATCCATACTTAACAGATTTAGCCGATCCTCTAGCAAACTCTCTTCCAATTACCTCAGATATTCCACGAGCTGTTACACTATGTACGTCATTTGGCTGTGATAGTGTTAAAGACTCACAGTAGGGTTTCCCCTCTATATCATAAGGGTAACAATAATGGCCCTCGCCACGAGCCTCTAAACTAGCCATATCGCTGCCAATCTTTAAACAGTTACTATCTACTTTAAATAGTGAACGCATTTGATGTCCAAATAGAGATGTGTGTCTAGGGACATTAACCACTCCCTTGTGTCTCATACGTCCTGTTCCAGCTCCTAATGTATCAGCCTCAGTAGGTACGCGCCCATCTTCACGTAAGATAGCCATATACCCCTTCTCAGCTTCTTCATCACTATCCCAGTCTGCATCTCCGCCTAGAATACTTGAACGTCTGTGTTTATATGTAAGATATTCTACAATATCCTGCACATAAGGAAATCTCTCAGCAATACGTTCTAGATCCTTACACAGCTCTTTTTCTTGCCCAATTGTGAAGCTGGGGTTTGTCAGTACTTTGCATCCATACTTCTCAGCCTTCTCCATCATCTTACTTTTTAAACTCAAGTAAGTAGGTCTAGCTCGTAGCTGCTTACAACGATCAGAACAGAACTCAGAGTTAAGAGTCTCTTCTATGTATCTATCTACAGCTACTTCCAGTTCTTCCTTAGTACGCTTAATCTTAGTGCCAGACTTTAGAGTAATATCTTTCATCTTATACTCAGAGGGTTGCCATCCTAGAGATACCAGCCACTCTTTAATATGGGTAGTATTTTTAATCTCAGCTACCATAGTAGTCTTCAATGCCTTCACCTCAACAGGCAACATCATCTTCTCACCGAATAGCTCTACACTTAATTCTTCTTCATTAACACTACCGCCATGTTTATCTACGAAGTTTCTAAGATGTGCAGCTACAGTCTTCTCTGTGAATGCTACAGGAGGGAAACTGTAATTACCGTCACCATTAGCATCATAATCTTTATTTAGTGTAACTCCTTGTACATGAATCTGATTATTCTTTGCATCATACTCTGCATCCCATTTATCTAACCACGATTGCCCTGTTTTAGATACTGAACCATTAGCATTAATAAATCGCTTAGGGAATGGAATCTCCTTCTCTAATATCTGACTAGCTGGAGGTGTATGCTCCTTTAGGAACTTCTTAGTAGCTGGACGTGGAGGTAGTAATGGTTCTACACGTTGTCGTCTTTCTTCCATGAGTTCATCTAACTGGTGTATACACTTCTCAGCTAATTCTATGTCAAACTTGAATCCACGATGAGATGAACGGGTTACAATTTCTGCTACTTTCTTCTCTAATCTAATAGCAGGTTCCCAGTTCCAGTTATCTTGCTTACGTTCCTTCTCTAAGTAATGGAATACATCTGTATTAGACTTCACATCAAAAATATTGTAGTACAACATATCCACTGCAAATGTATTGTACTTATCTTTCTTAGGTACGTGTGGTCTAAAGTCTACCTTCTCAGCACCTCCAGCCACCTTAGATAATTTATCTAGACTATGACCGCATAAACGATCTGAGTTTAATGTTTTAGATAATATCATTGTATCTACAATATCTACTTCTCTGCCACACCACGTATCAGATTCTCCATCTAATCCACCAACAGTATAGTCCATATCGAAGTATAGCTTACAGGAGAGGAAATCGAAGTTAATTCCATTGTGGAATACAACCTTATCTAAATCCTTAATACCTTTAATGTAATCAGGGAACTCTCCTAGTTGATAATGTGTGTATTCAATAGGTTCATAATCTTTTAATTCGTAAGTGTACTTATCATCTTTCTCAATAAACTCACGGCCATCTAGAATATATTTCTCCCCATCGTAGAAGGCTATAATCTCATTAGTCTCATGTATCTCTAATACAATACAGTGAGTTTTATAAGTATCTTTAAGTTTATAAGGCGATGAATTATAACAAATACTCTCATTGTTGAGTAAATTGTTAGTCTCGATATCTCCTGTAATGTTAACTGCCATACTACACCTTTATCTTTTTAATAAACTCAATCTTCTCATTAATTTTCTTACGCAAATAAGGCTCTATAGGCTCATAGTCATCTTCATCCTCAATCCATTCTCTCATATCAGCATCTGAATACCAAATAGACTCACCTAAGAATTTAACATATAATCCACACATAGTTGTCATTGTAATTTCAAACTGTGGGTACTCATCCTCCTGACCAATACATTCCCATATATCAGCGTCTATATTATCACATGCCTCTACTACTTGCTCTAATTCTTTATTCATTTAATAATCCCCTCTTTCATTAATTGCTTACTAAGTCTTCTGTGCATCTTACTATAACGTTCAGGTTCATCATACTCTATGTTGTAATACTCTCCTGTTTCAGTGTCATATTCTATTACAGGGTATTTATTAAGAATAATAGCCTTAGCTTCTGCTAAAACAGCAGCCCTCTTCGTGAGATATCTTCTACCTTTAGTGGGTGCATAATATACAATAGATTCTTGTTGTATTATCATATTAATAATCCTCAGTGTTATTCATATCCCAATCTTCTTTATTGTGAAGTTTAGCAGTTTCTATATCATAGAACAAGTATCCTGCCTGTCCTGTCTCTCCTGCATCTCTAGATTTAAATAGTGTAATCTTAGTGGTGTTCTTTTCCTCTAAATCCTCTGCTGTTTTATCCCTAGTTAAGATGATATTAACTGCGCCTGATTTATACAATGCAGATGTACCTTGCATATCTTCTTCTGTAAGCTCTCCACCTTTACTGCCAGCCTTACCACCACCTCCTGACTTACGTGTGTGGTTTACATTAATGAAGGTTACTCCATCTCTAGCTTTAATCTTTTTCTGCCATCCTACAAATGCAGCCTGTTCCTCTACTGAAAGCGTATCAAGAATATCTTGAATAGGATCTATAATAATAATCTCACAACCTGCTTGTTTAATCATCTTCTGGATAGTAGTTTTAACCGCAGTTAGGTTATCTAAATCTCCCTTATCATCCACTAGGCAGAACCTTTCATTACCATCTTCATCCATAAATAGATTGAGACACTCTTCCTTATTATTATTAAGAAATTCAATCTTCTCTTCTTTAGTATGGAATCTTGATATATTTCTACCTAAATAAGATGATAGCAATCTAGTTAAGAACTTACCTCCTCCTGCTTCTAGGGATAGAACACCACATTTGTAAGGTGCATGGAATATCCAGAATAATTCACACAGATTAGTTATCAATGTCTTACCAATACCTGATGCTGCAAGTATATTGATAATCTCTCCTTTAGGAAGTCCACCACATAACATCTTCTGTAAGGGTGCTAAGATAGGGGGTAATGGTATCAAGTCTTGAGATACTGAATCTATTACAGCATCCCACATATCATTTCCAGATATAACTCCAGCTAGCTTAGGCTTCTCGCTATCATAGAATGCTCTAATCCATTCAACCTCTTTACCACCTACCAGTGCATCACACGGATCTTTACAGCCACTAGGCTGCTGCATAATCTTAACTTTCTGGAATGGTAATACTTTCAGTAGTTCTTCTGTCGCCGTATCTCCAGCACTATCCATATCCATAGCAACAATGATATTATCATATCCATCTAGGAAATCATACTCTTTCTGACACTGTTTAGCTACTGTACCTTCACCAATGATAGAACTTACTATATCTACAGGTGCTATTTCTATTCCTTTCTCGCGTAATCTCTTAGCTCTGTACTCTTCAATCATGTGCAAGGAGGCCGCTACATCTTCCTCGCCTCCGACAATCAGCAAGTACTTACCACTGCCTTTACAATTAGCTTGGTTAAATAGATCATTCTCCCATGATGTATCACCCGTATGGCAGAACTTCTTAGTAGCACATATACGTTGCTTATAAGATACTAGCTTAGGCTTCTCACTCTTAGTCAAACCTCTTGTAGATGGATACCAACGATACTTAGCAGCACCATCATCATCAAATGTAGTACGGATACCTAGCATCTCATTATACTTATCCTTAATCTTACGCCAACCTCCTCCAGACTTACTAGACTTAGCAAATACTTCTTTTAATTCTTCTCTAGTGATAGATACTTTCTTCTCTTTAGCTTTCTTATTCCTACTAATCACCCTTGTCTCCTCTACTTTATTACTACGTTTAGCTATACTTGATGTGATTTTACTTATCCCTAACTCAGCACCAAGATAACTAGCAGCTAATTTATTGTGAGATTTATATTGCCCATTAGGACATTTAGGAGTTTGGCAATAGCCATCAACTGTATCATCTGGTTTTTCATACAAGGATAGATTATCTTTGCTTCCACAATCGAAACACTCTACATTTTGTAGCCAGACTCCTTCTTGCTGGTCAGTCATACTAAGCCCTTCTCTCTTAATCTAATATAGGCTTCACATTCTAGTATACCTCCTTCAAATAATACCTCAGATGGATGGTAACAGTGTATACCAGTGTAGTACTGCGCTACTACTCTCCATCCATGAACACCCTCGTCAGTAAACTCTCGTATAATATATGGATCTGGCTCTGGTGGCATTAACATATTCTAATCCTCAAGTGGTTTAAGTTGTTCTGGTGTGTAGTACTTATGATCTAATATATAACTAATTAGCTTTACCTCTACTTCTATAGTGCCTCCCGTATCAGTTATAATTTGTGTAATAACTCCGCATTCTCCTTCGGCAATAGCTTCATCATAAGTCTTATCCTTATTCTGCACTACGCGGCCTATCCAGCAGCTACTCAGCTTCATTATCTATCCTCTCAATTTATCATAATAATCTTTAACATCTGAATTAATAACTATATCTTCTACAGTTAATTTTCTAGCCAGATGCACTTTAGTTAAATCTCTCACTCTAGATAGTGCCACGTATGTAGTAGCTTCTCTTGGTTTAGCTGTGCCTAGATTAAGGGATAATTCATCTAATGTCAAGGACTGTGATTTATTAACTGAGATAGCATTACCTTGTCTAATAGGCATCTGCTCACATGATCCTGATATACTCTTAGATAATCCCTTTACACCGTTTCTGTATTTAGTTGATTCCCATTTATTCGTTACTACATTTACTACTTCACCACTATCTAACTTAACTCCTACAGAGTTTTTATTTAATTCTACGATTATACCACGTTGTCCATTCTTATATTCTTTATCTGGATCATTAGCACAGATAATACATCTCAATCCTAGCTTTAATTTCAACTCTGGCTCTACGATACAATCTTTAGGGTTAAAGTTGCCTGTTATTTTAGCTGTGTATTTTACCACAGGAGATTTATTACGATTAAAATGCTGGAGATTTATTTTATCTGCATCAGCATTAAGTAAGCACAGTGTTAGTGTATCTTCTGTTGCTTCAAATGTACAGAGTTTATTAATCTCTTCTACAGCTTCTTCCCAGCCATCTTCCTTAGAACGTATCGCATCTAGTAAACTAACTTGGTATAAATCCTCTTGTCTATATGGCTTGGTAAGTAATATAGTCTTGAAATTAGCTTCTTTCCATACATTAGAATGGAAGATGAAACCACTTGGATATAATCTGCGGTAGAATTTCTTCTCCTCTGCTGTGACAATACAAGGAAGTTGCCATAGATCACCCACCACTATTATCTGGATACCTCCAAATGGTTTATCTACTTGTCTAATCTTCCTCAATTTATAATCAATTAGATCGAGGTGATCCGCTCTCATCATACTCTTTTCATCGAGAATAATACGCTTTACACTATCACCTTTAAACAGTGAGTGTAAGTGTGGCTTAATATTATCCATATCTTTCTGTGTAGGGATACCATAAGGTAAGCCGAAGATACTATGTGCAGTCTCACCTCCTACATTTAATGCGCTAATACCTGTAGGGGCAAATAAGATAGTGTACTTATCCATCACTTGTTTAATAACCCATGTCTTACCCCTTCCAGCTCCGGCATCTATATTTACATTATCACCATTAATAATTGCATCTATGGCATCTTTCTGTGTGTGCATATTAAATCTCTTCTAAATCATCAGGTAATAATCCAAATACACCAAAAGAGGTGCAACTATTGATCATATTTAACACTTCTGAGTCATGGCCTACTATTTCCACACTCACTGTACCATTCTCGAAATAGGATAGTAGTGTACAATGTTGGCCTGTGGATTTTACCCTATAGGTGATCCAAGGTTTTAACCTCTCTGCTAGTATTTGGATAGTTTTAGGTCTACCTAGCAGCCAAAGGTCTAATTCTTGTTGTGTGTGCAATTGCTACTCCTTATAAATCAACCACAGTCATACTTAAAGGTGTCATATCATGTTTATTCAAGAATACAGCACCCATAAACTTATTAATCATACGTTCCTTATACTCAGCACGTTCTGATTTACCTTCTGTAAAGTAAACTAGGTTATTATTCACATACTCTTGGAAGTAATTAGATACTTTATATTCCCATGTACCTTTATTATATGTAGCATAAGCCTGAGATAATGAACAAGGGAAGTGGCTTAATACTTCTCCAATAGTATTCTCTTTACGTACAATGATATCAATCTGCCAATCATCTGTGGTGGAGTTTAATACTTTTATGATATCAGGATCACCCTCATTTGAGGTAGAAAGAGGTTTAACTTGGTATTCTAACAGGGAGAATATCTTACCTAACACCTCTTGACTTACCTTATCACCTGCTAGAATAAAGATATCAATATCTTTAGACTCTCTACCTAATACTTTATCCCGTACATACCCACCTGCAACTACTGCACGTACATTATTATCGTGTAAATACTCTAAAATCTCTTCTACTTTCTTAATATCTTTCATGTTATATTCCTCTTTAATTAATTCTTATTTATTACAGTATACAGCGTTGTACCTTGCCAGTCAAATATCCATACTAATCCTAGATATTCAGCCTTATAAGTTACCCCTCTGTATTTAGATTTCCTAATAATTCTTCTATTATCGCCTTGATTATAAGCTAGTTTAGCTGCTCTTATCCAACCAGAGGGGTGAATATTAGTCCTTTCTCTTAGCCTATCTCTGGCGTGTGGGATTATATTCACTACTCAATCTCTACTACTGTTATTAAGGTATTTCTGGAATGATTAAATACCCACTTCAATCCTAGGTATTCACATCTGAATACACCCCTCCTGTACACACCCCTGTTTGATACCTTATTTGTACCTTTCTTACATGCAATTTTACAAGCACATAAATAGTTACTAGGATCTATATTTGACCTCTCTTTTAGTCGCTCTGTTGCATGATCTGTTATTTTCATATATTACCTTATAAACCTTATCAAACACCTCTGAGAACGCCATATAAGCCTCACTACAGCACGTTTAGGTAGTACCCTGTAGGGTAGTATACCCCTGAGTTACTTGTCCGTACAGGGGCTTATAGGAGCTTGTAAGTTATTACTAAATAGCCTCTACACTTACTATATTCTCATACCAAGATAGGAAAGGTACTCTCCATCCATACGTCTTAATAGAATATTGCTTACCCTTCTCTAATTCAGACTGTACTGTAGATGAGTCCCATTTCCAGTGAAATAGGGTATCTGTATTCTCAAATACACGACCATCTGTAAATACAAGGTACTTGTGGGACAGGTCTTCTCCTGAGCCTATGGAGATACGTTCTTTATCTGTAATAGTAACCTCATAGTATTCTACTGTAGTATGCTGGAATACCGCCTTAATAGATGCACTCCCTAATACTATTAAAATCCCTAATATTAGGGTAACTTGTGTTAGACTATATTTAATTTTACTCATTTTATTCACCTTTTAGTTTAGTTTAATTAATCTTCTACCACTATACCATTAGCTTTACGATATTGCAACTCTAATTTCATAATAGGAGTACACCAGTATCTATCATCTATGATAGCCTGAATATGAGCATTACTTAAAGTCTTTAATGGTTTATACTGTAACTCTTCGTCCCCATTCTTACCATAAGTCCCCCAAGTGAAGCCTTCTCTGATCTCCTTAATATTAGCATCTAATCCTATGTTCATACATTTATAGGGAGCTTCTTCATTAATACTTCTTCTTATATAAGCTAATCCACCATCTACCATGTATGTATAACCATTCTTGTCTACATGTTGCCTACAATCATGGGAATGATGAGATTGTAGTATAGTATCATCTGGTGTCTGTATAGCATTACGGAGTAGACTAATTGGTAGTTTATCTTGCTCTTCTTGTGTTAGTTTCATGTTAATAAACCTTCTGTTATATTACCCACTACTCTTAAATCTTTCCACTCATACTCTTCTAACAAGTGTTGGTATCCCCCATCTTTACCAAATGGTCGTAGCTTAAACGATACATTATCAAACTCTACTCTCCATAATAAGTCAGAGAGGTGTATAGGAGTCTCTTGGATGATATCTCCCTCATATATGTACTTATGTGCAGTAGAGGAGTCATACATACCTGTATATTGTCCTACACTTACAGGATTTACTAAGTAGCTTTCACAATCTTCTTCAATTATATAATAGTTATTACCTATAATATTAAGACAGCCATAACGCCACGCAGAATATGTATAATCCCGACCTCTAAATTTAATCTCTCTCATATTCATACAAACTTAACCATATTCTTAGTCGTCTGGAAGCATTTAAGCTTCTTGTTGTATTGTAGATAGGATTCTTCTACGATTTTACTACGGTTATTTATTAGCCCTACGTCATCTTTATAAGTAGTAGGTATCCAAGTTTGAGGGTATAGATAAGAATCATCATACTTACTAGTGTTATGGATAATCTGCATATCCTTAAAGCTTAGAAAGTAGTGCTTTTTACCTATAGTTTTGTAATGTTTAAACTTGTAAAATGACCTACCATTAAACTCATACCCCAGACTACTAGCGCATTTAATTACACTCTCCATTTGCAGCCACATTGTATCTTGCTCTATGAATTTATACATTACTACTCTCCTGTTTTCTAGGGCTAATATTCATACCGCCGATTAGTTCATACATTTTATTAATATTCTCAGTCCTAACTTCTCTTTCAATTTCTTCGCAAGTTAACCTGACTAATCTAAGTTGGTCTACTGTTAGTCCCGAATCTATGAAGTTGGTATTTATAATTTTCTCTATCTCACTGAATTTCATTACTTATCCTCTTTACTCTTAATTGATTTAACCACTAACCATCCTATACAGAATATATTACCTAGTAACAATCCTCTTTCATATTCACTCCATTTATAAATATTAAAGTAATTCTCTAACTCTATAATAGATGCCATTAATGCTGTACAGGCATATGCTAACACAAGCCATACTATAAATCCAACTATTATATCTCTAATTTGTTTATACATTATGTAATCCCAGTACATGTTTATCATTCTCATCACCTAATCCATACTGTCTATTAGCTAAACGATACATATTTAGGTAGATTTCTTCTGGTGTAGGTTTGTAATCCCTTTTGTATTGCTCAGGTATATTATCGTAATTGTGTACAGTCTTATTAAAGAAATCTTGAGATAGGTCATAGTCACTTATTAATAATTCTGCAACAATACTATGCCAACGTTTTGATAGGTATCTACATTTATCATAAAAGTAGGTGACGTGTCCTTTACCAATAGTATACTTATCTGGGATATTGAAGTCATCTAGTGTCTTGCCAGATTCGATAGCTTTTAATACGTGTGTGAATACTCTAGGTAACTCTCTGTATTCTGCTAATAGATGTTGCTTAGTTAGTTGCTCTGGCTCTACAATATTAATACGTGTCATATTCTTCTCCTCAGTTAATTTCCACATATATTACACCCTATAATAAAAATAGTCAAGAGGTAATTATTATATTGACAGGTACATGAATAATCTGTATAGTGGCTTCACATTAATCAATTGGAGAATATTATGGATGTAAATACTACTAGAGTACAACAAGTTCTAGAAAGATATAACTATGAACGTTGGGCTACAGAGGCAGCTCCACATAACATGCCAGTTGAAATAAAATATATACTGGATACATATAAGAAAGATATAGACATTTATACAGATAATATGATATACTCTGTTAATAAGTATTTAGCAAGTAGTTTACTGGGTAGGCTTAATCATACACCTTTATCTAGTAAACAAGCTAATAGTGTGCTACACTTATCTAAGAAGCTATACAATCATGGCATGGGATCATGTTGGAGTGATAAGCCTGTAGTAATTAACTTATCTACATTAACTATTGAAGATGGAGTTACACGTTTATGTGCTGTAGCTGAGTTTGTAAGCAACCGTGGGGTTATGCTCCCTATTAAATTAATTAAATGAGGATTAAATGGTGCTAGATATTAGAGATAAAGTAATTAGGGTATCGGATCAAGTAGCTTTCACCTATAGAGTATGGGATAATGTAAATAGGTTACAAGTTGCAGAAGTAATAGAGGTAGGTATAGATAGAATTAAAGTATCTTTTATAGAGGAGTACTATAGATACTCTGACATTACAAGTACACATTCAATACGAGTAAAAACAGCACGTACTACATTTGTTAAAGAATGTGTTTTACTAGATTAGGAATATAATATGTCACCAAATGAATTTAAACAATGGAAGAAACAAGAGTTTAATGATGCTTTACAAAAGCGTTGTGATACTGAGGGGCTTACTTTACGTATTGTTCCTCAAAACTCTGACACTACTCTTTATATCATTAATAATGAAGGTTATGCTTTACATAATAATGGTAATAGTATATGGTGGGATGAAGTTAGATTGAGTAGAGGGTAGGATTATGAGTTGGCAACCAATTAGTGTGTATGATAAATCAAAGAAGAGATTAGGGTGTTGTGTATTCTACTTTGAAGCATCTGATATAGGGGGTAGGAACTACTTGCCATTTACTGTTCAAACTACTAGAAGATATGGCAATAGAGTATGTACACATTTCTACCAAGTAGGTACTCCTAATGAAGAATAATTAACCCCTGTATTTTACCGTACAGGATTTTATATAAGAAAAAATCTGGGTAAAATATTATTCAGAAGGATTAGAGGATTTTATTATGAAAGTTAAATATTTATGGGTGTTACTACCTATTATAGCTGTATGGGTATCTAATTATATTCTATGGAATTTTGTTCCCACTCCTTCTACAGAGTGGTGGCACGGTCCAGCGCGTATTACGTGTGGATTTTTACCCATACTTGGTTTGATACTAGCCCTGAAAGAAATGCGTAATGAATAAAGATTCCAACGACCTAAAGCGTTTAATAGTTGACCAAGAAGCCCAAAAGCGTTCCCTCATTCAAGAGCTAATAGATGATGGTGTTATCAAACGTAAGCTGAGAGCTTCTAAGCAAGAAACTAATGAAGCTTATGGTTATGTACTAGACACTGGAGATAATGCCACTACAGCTCTATCCTTAGTTTCTGAAAGGAATAATAAGCCTGAGTCTTGGGTGGATACAGTGAAGCATTCTCCTGTCTATAAGAATATTATTGATTATAGCATTAAGAATAATATAGATCATCCTACCTATGCATTAATGAAGGATAAGAATGTATGGAATACAGGAGTTAAACGTAGTCTACGTGAGTCTACTACATTAAGTAGTCTGTTGAATTCCTTGAGCGATTATGTTAATCTTACTAAACGTGTGGAGGATTTAGAGAATATTACAGGAGCATTAGTAGAACACGCTATTGTAACTGACAGTAGATTAGCTGAATTAGAGAATAATGTGCAATCTGATAAAGAAAAGGCTTTACTTTTACTAGAAGATGGGTATACTATATCTGAGGTTGCGGAATTAACACAAAAACATTACAGTACAATTAGGAGATGGCGAGATGAAGTTGGTTAAAATGTTGTTTAGAAATGAAGAGGAATGCAGTGTAGAGGTTTTAGACACTTGGGAGGTCAGATGGTATAGCAGGGATGGCGACTTCCATAGTGATATTAACCCAGAGATTAGAGTGTTTCCAAGCTTAGAGGATGCTAAGTCGTTTAAATCTGCACTGGAAGATGCTTACAAGTTACTAAGATATACTAGCTGTAATAAAGTAAGTCTTAGTAAGACTTTATAATTTTAGTCAAACGCTAATTATAATATTAGCACACATTCAAGTTTAACATTAATCAAAGAGGAAACAACAATGCAACATTTTTACAACGAATATTATATATACATCCACTTGGCAGTATCAGTACTGGTATTTTTATGGAGCTACCACACATTAACACGTAAACAAGATCATTATTCTTTCACTCGTGTAGAGAAAGATCGTCCTATTGTATTATGGAAGTTTATAGTAATTGGTAGTGCGGCTTATTCAGTATGGTGCTTAGTAGCAGTGTTATTAGTCCATGTACTTAGTTAAGCTAGTCATATTCCTATCATTATTCTTACTAACCAACTCTGTAGATCATGTACGTGTGAAATGTGAGATGAAATTAGGAAAATATGCAGATAGAGATATCTTTATTAGTAAAACTAATGTATGCTATGTCAAGAGTTATGATATTTATAGAGATGTGGATAGTTTTATGGGAGCGGCTGTGAGGGTGTTGTGATAACCCTTTAAGTATAAAAGAAACCAAACAACAACCGTCGATTTGAAAGCGGTTGTTATGTGAATTTAATTAATTAGAGAGGTGATTTGAGATGGAATTATTTGTTTGGACTATGACGATATTGTTTGGAATTAAATTGGCTGCGAAAATTATTATTACAGTAAATAATGAGCCTGTAGTAATAAGCCCAGCAGTAAACGGATGGGGAATTCTTATCCAAGTAGGTTTTTTGGTTTGGGGCGCAATACTTTTAAGCACATAACCTATTAATAATTTGGAAATGGAGCAACGCGGAGTTGCTCAAATTAATTACGTTGTTATATTTTGGAGAAGATAATGATTGATTGGCTAGAGATAAGAAGTGATCATTACTTGATGAACGTAGAAGGCACTGCTACAGACAAGCCTAGTGAGTTTTACATAGAAGAAGAAATTAAAAAGCGCGGCTATGACTGCGAGAATATTAGTATTTGGCATGACGGCCTACAACAAACATGGCGGTTTACTGCCAGATTATTAGAAATATAACCTATTAATAATTTGGAAACGGAGCAGCGCGGAGTTGCTCAAATTGATTACGTTGTTATATTTAACATTAAAAGAGGATTTAATATATGAAAGATCAAATTGTTGCTTTTGTAATGTTGGCACTAATAGCTTGTATGCCAGCGGCATGGCTAACTCACTTAGTAGCATGTTTCAGTGATGACAGGTGGGGATTTCTTATAGCAGGTGCAATATTCTTTCCCGTGGCTATAGTACACGGTGCTGGCATTTGGTTTGGCGCTTGGTGAAATATAACCAAAGTGTAAATTGAGAACGAAGAAGCGCAGCGGATGAGTGAGTCAAATTTGACACCGTTGTTATGTGTAAATGATAAACAAAGAGGAAATTATGGATATTTATGTAGGTGATGGTGACGTAGTAAAAATGAAGTGCAAAGAAACGGGAGATTGTAAAAACCCAAATATGCACAAGTGGGTCTTAAAAAGCGATGCAGACAAAGCAATAAATAACCTAACAAATAAAATCAGTAACCTTGAAAAAGAAGCTGAAGCGTTGTACATAGACCGCGTTAATAGCGGTGAAATATAGCCCCCATGTAATGTGGGAGTGGGGCGTAACGAATCGCATTGACGTTGTTGTTATGCGTTACTACAGAGATAAATATTATGATTGATTGGAAATTTATTGCAGAACAGAATGGGATGACACCCGAAGAATTTAAAAAAGAAATATACACCACTGCTGCCATCCTTGGCGCTATGGATTTAGATTTGCGCCGTGCGGATAAAGATGAGGCTATGAAATTTACAGCGCGTAGCGAGGATGGAGATATAGAAGTTTATATCCGTTACGCTGACACATAACCTTGCTTTAAAGCGCGGCGGTATGCCGTATAAAAAGAAACAACAATTCAGCCGTCGATTTGAAAGCGGTTGTTATAAACCTGAAAAGAGATTGAAATGGAAGAGTTAGAGTTAATTAAAGAAATGCACATGATTATGAAGGTTGCTATTGGTTCTGGTGATTGGGTTGTTGATGGAGCTTGCGACCCAGAGCTTATTTTGGAGCAAGCCGAGGATTTATTGCAAAGGAATGGCGCTGTGGTAAACGGAGTTACTGGTGAGTATATGCTTGGTTTATAACCCCTGTTTAATTTGCGGCGGTAGATGGTGATAAAAACACGGCGGTATACCCGTCAAATTGAAATTGTTGTTATAACGTGGAGCTTAGGAATGGGGTTTATTGAAGAGGTTAAAGAAAAGCGAAAAGATATAATCAGTGCTATTGAGCGCACAGAATACAAATACTTTGGGGATTATGAATTTACCGAAGCGCAGCATGATGCTGTAGAAGTCTTAGTTGATATTGCAAAGGCGGCAGTAAAGCTCACATCAGTTGAAGGTGACGCAGCTTTAGGGTTTGGAATGGACAAGAAGATTAAAGCTTTATTAATTGCAGCGTTAAATGTAGTGGATGGAAGATATGGCGATGTTGATACAGAGGATGGTAGTTTTGCAACAACTTCTGTTGAAAATATGATTGCGCTGGAAGAGGCGTTTTGTGATGCGTTTAATACTAATTCTGACGATGTTATTGCAAGCGAGATAATGCCAAAGATAGCGGAGTTATAACCATAGCTTTAAAGCGCGGCGGTATGCTGCATAAAAAGAAACTGAGCAATGACCGTCGATTTGAAAGCGGTTGTTATATTACGATAACGAAGGGTATTAATATGAAAATAGGAAATTTTAACGGTGATTTAACAGCTACACATAAATGTGGTTCATTAAAAATAACCATAGAAACTGATTGTGGTTTTGTTATATATGAGGTTATAGATAATGGAAATGGTGAATTAGGAATAAGAAAGACCTCGGATTGTGAGTTAATTGTTAAGCCGAAGTCTGACAATTACATAGTAGTAATATAACCATTTAAAAACCCGCGTAGCAGCGCGGAGTCGGAGTTGTTTAACGTTGTTATAAGGATTTTTATTATGAGCATAAAAGACGATTGGTATAGCTCAGATATAAATGAGCAAGCTGAAAATAAAGGTTGGGCTTTAGGTGACTATACTAGTGATCCTTGTGTTAATTGTGGTAGACATAGAGTGTGCAAATGCCCGAACGGGAAAACAAGATGCGAAAAATGCAACTGGGTTGAGGTGGATAATGGGTATTGCCCAAAAGCCTTATAACCCTTGGCTATATTGCCACGCTAAAACAATAAAATATTGAGGAATGCACGATGACGAACGAAACTAAAGAAGATAAAGCAAGCGATGCAGCAAGTGGTCAAAATGAGCCGGTTGTTATGTGCTCTTGTAAAAATGTTGGTATTGGCAGCTATGAAAATCAAGTTGTTGTTGACAGGCCGCGACACATGATTGGAAGAACTGAAGGTTCTTCAAATAAAAAAATTTGCGTCGATACCTGCATTGCTGATGAAATAAAAGCTCTTTGGAATTTAGGCATCTCAACTACAGGATGCTGCTGCGGTCATCAAAAATTGCAAGGTTATATCGGCGTGATTGATCGGGATATAGATGTTATGAAAATCCTTGGTTATGAGGTGCACAAAAATAATGTTAGGCCAAGTGATGAGGATAGCTTCGTACCTAAAAGTACATATTGCCATAGCTGCCAAAAAACAATAGCACCCTCCAATCTTGCTGAGGTTCTTTCTGGCGAACATGATGGTTTAATATTCGTACACGACGATGTGCAACATGAGGATGTTATTGGTATGACGTGCAATTAACTTTTGGTTCATGAGTGATAATGAGCAAGCCAAAGATGTTGGTATCTTACGTTGTGGTAGTCGCGCCACAGGCGACAGAGCGACACATAACCATTTAAAAACCCGCGTAGCAGCGCGGAGTCGGAGTTGTTTAACGTTGTTATAAGGGCTTAATATGACAAAGGATCAAATTTGTGATTGGCAGGAATGCTGTAAAGAGTACGAAAAAACTACTAACTTTAAGTATCTTTTCGACAATAGATGGGTGCATGGTAGCCCAGAATATATAGCACTGTTCTCATTGAATCAGTGGATTATGGGAAAGAACGTTAGAGCAAGATTTTTAGAGTGTAGGCAAGCGACAATGCTTGAGTTTTAAAGCCTTATAACCTCTGCAAAAACCGCGTAGCAACGCGGAGTCGGATTTGTTGCTGTTGTTATGCTTTATTATAAATAATTTAAAATAATGCTTGAACTCTTTAAATAGTTGGGTATAATACTTGCGTCAACTAGAGAAACGGAGCAAAGCAAAATGAAAAAATACACAAAAATAATCAACGGAATTACAGTAGAGGCTTACCGTCACGGTAGCGAGTGGGTTGTTCAAGCTGGTGATATGAATTCTTACACATTCCCTACTAACAAATTCACAATGACTCGCGCCATGGAGTTTATGGCAGAAACTGCAAGTATGGGGGATTAAGAAATGTCGCATCCTATAGACCAATTCCCTTGGATTTGTCCTGAGTGCTGTAGCTCATTGGAGGGTGCAGAGACCGAAGAAATACAAAAACGACTGCACAGTGGGGAGTCGCAAATAGAAATGAGCTGCAATTTTTGTAATGAGCAGATTACCGCCGACACTAGCGACGAAGATACGATAAAAGGTAATGTGGAGCTTAACCAAAAATGGGTGTACGAGTAATGAGAAAGTCAATTAAAGAACCATGCTACGTACACTGGGGCAGTGTATTTACTGCTAGCTGCGATAATTGTCAAAGGTTGCATCCTACACCTTCACGGCAAGCAAAAAGCGTGGGGCTTAAAAGCCTTACGCAAGTTAGCCAGATAACAGGTGTTAGTTTAAACACGCTTACAAACTGGCACAGAGACAAGCCTGAGTTATTCCGAATTGTGTTGCTTGGGGTAAAGGCTGATATTGAAGCATAACCTATTAATGTGCTGCTAACGGAGCAGCGCGGAGTTAGTCAGAACGATTACGTTGTTATGCTTTATTATAAGAGAGTAGAGATATGGAAAAGTTAAGCGAAAAAGAGCTACTAAAATTATATTTTGAGTTCATTAGATACAGGGATGAAGAATGTGATGGAATGGCACAAATAAGTGTAAAAGATTTCTATTTGAGAGGATTACGTAATGGAAAACAATTTTGATGTAGTAAAAAACTACGGCTTTGAAGATGAAGAAATTATTTTTAACTCTTCCGATTTTAATGAGTGCAAAAAAGTATGTGACGATGCCATAAAAAAGGCAGAAAGATGGGAAAGGTTTGCCGTTTATCCTAGCGACCTTATGTTAGGAATTAACGCATAAC